TACCATCAAACGTTGGTATTACTTTCGGAGATGACGGAGAAAAGATAGAGGGTGACGGTACAGATTTAACAATATCAGCAAACATAATAAAGTTGAACTCAACTGTAACAAGTGGTTCAGTAGCTTCTACAGGTTCATTTGGTAGAGTTCAAACTACAACCTTAACAGGAACAGTTCAAACTGCAACACAAGGTGTGATAGACCACGATAGTTTACAAAACTTTGTAGCAAACGAACACATCGACCATAGTAGTGTTAGTGTTACAGCTGGAGATGGATTAACAGGTGGTGGAACGATAGCTGCTAACAGAACTATAAATGTAGTAGGTGGAGATGGAATTACTGCAAACGCAAACGATGTAGCGATTACAGCAGCACAAACAACTATTACCTCAATCGCAAACGCAAGTCTAAAAGTAGGTAGAGCTACAGATGATGAGTATATAGACTTTGGAACTGATGGAGTGATTAAAGTTGCATTAGCCAATACAGAAGAGTTTAGATTTGCAGCAGGTGGTACATTCCACGCTGACGCTGATGTTGTTGCATTTTCTTCAACGGTAGCTTCTGATGAAAAACTAAAGACTAATATTGAAGATATAAACTATGGATTAGCTGATGTTATCAAACTACAAGGTCGTAGATTTGATTGGATTAGAGAAGACAGAGGAAATGATATTGGTTTGATTGCACAAGAGGTTCAAGAGGTAATACCTGAAGTTGTGAAAGAAGTTGATGGATTGAATGGTAGAGACCCATACCTAACTGTAGACTATGCAAAGTTGACTTCAGTTCTTATAGAGGCAGTCAAGGAATTGAAAGAAGAAATTGACGATATTAGAAAAAAGTGTGATTGTTTGAACGATTAGGTTTATAATTATTATTTAGTAACTAAAAAGGAAATGTTATGGCAGAAGAGTCTAAATTAGTCGATAAATTACAAGAAGAGACTGATAAAATTACTTTTGAAAAAGAAGAGATGGATGCTTTGTCGCAAGTGCAAACAGACTATCTTGAGTGTCAAAATGCATTAGGGCAAATACAGGTTCAAAAAATCAATCTACAACAACAGATTGATAACTTATCAAAAAGTGAAAAAGAATACGTAGAAAAGTATCAAAAAACACAAGAAACTGAGAGAAATTTAGCTCAAAGTCTACAAGATAAGTATGGTGATGGTACTTTAGACCCACAAACAGGCGTTTTTACACCAAATTCTTAACAAAACTACATAAATATTCGTAGAATAGTAACTTAACGAAATTTTGTCTTATATTTATATATAAGATTTTTTTTCTTTATCACAAAAAACACATTTAGGAGAATTTCATGGCAGAAAGAATCGTAAGTCCAGGTGTATTTACACGTGAGAGAGACTTATCATTTCTTCCTCAAGGTATTGCAGAGATTGGAGCAGCAATAATCGGACCTACTAAAAAAGGTCCAGCTTTTGTACCAACTCTGATTAGTAATTTCCAAGAGTTTGAAGAGATGTTCGGTACTCTCGATAAACGTTTCTATACACCTTACACAGTACAACAATATTTACGTTCTGCAGGAACTGTAACAGTTGTTAGAGTTTTAGGCATAGGTGGATATACAGCTGATGCAGTAACAGTATTCGGTCACGTTTCAGGTTCAAGTGACTTGACATTACCAATAGTAACACTATTACCATCAAGGGGTGCAACTAATGGTACGGGTGACTTATCAGCATCTACTTTAGGTGCTTGGACATATTCAGGTGGTGCAACACTTACCCTTTCAGGTAGTAACGTATCAGGATATGCAAAAACAATAAATTTCAGCACGGCAAGTGCAAATTACTTCGATGAAGTATTTAGTGACGATCCACAAGTATCAACTGAGGGTTCAACCACTGTACCTGTTTACATCTATAAACATTATAAGGATTTAGCAGGCACATATGGTTCAGGTTCCCAAAACGTTAGTGGCACAGGCGCAGTCGGTTGGTATAGTGCAAGTATCGCAGTGGGTAGTGTAAACTTCTCAGCAGGTGTAACCACGTTTGGTAATACAGGCGTAGCAGATAGTTGGACAGGTAACAAAGACTACAACGTCGCAAGAACACCAATTATACAATCACAAATGGTGTCAGACACAAGATATGACTTGTTCAGAGTTTATACACGTTCACATGGAACTGATATCAACTCAGAATACAAAGTCAATATTCTGAATGTCAAAGCAGCATCAGCAATACCTGGTTCTGACTATGGTTCATTCTCACTACAAGTTAGACAACACGCACCAAATAAGACAGAGGATAATCAGATTGTAGAACAATTTGATAATCTTACTTTCGATCCTGACTCAGTAAATTATTTTGCAAGAGTCATTGGTGATAGATTCGTAGAGATTGATTCAAATGGTAAGTTGACATATAAAGGTGATTATCCAAACCAAAGCATGCACATCAGAGTTGGTGATTACAACAACTTAGAGAACCTACCAAAAACATTGGTTCCAATGGGCTTCGGTAAACTATACATACCTGGTCCAAGTGCACCTACTGCATCTTTTGTAACTACACAAACAAATACAAATGGTGATTTTGATTCCAACATATTCTATGGATTCAATTTTGGAGCATCTAAGACAACAAACCTACAATACTTATCACCTATTTCACAAAACGCAGGTCAAGGTAGTAACGTAACTATGTCTCTTGAGAATCAATTAGGACACGCAGATGCAAGTACATTAGGTTCAACATTCTCAGACGCAAGTGAAAATATCACTTTAGGATTGTCAGCAATCCAACAGAGAAAGTTTACTATACCTTTCCAATGGGGATTTGATGGTGATAATCCTGCTAATCCAAAACTTGTCGACAACGATATTACAACAACAAATACACAAGGATTTGATTGTTCAAACGCAGAAGCAAGTGGTACAGTAGTTTATAAGAGAGCTATCAACTCAGTAAGTAATCCTGACGAATTTGATATCAATATGTTAGTAACGCCAGGTATTATCCACAGATTACATCCAAAAGTAACAAATCATGCAATATTGAAAGTTGAAGATAGAGCAGATTGTTTCTACGTAATGGATGGATTCGGTTGGGGTGATACTATCGCTACAGCAACAAGTGCAATAAGCACATTGGATACCAATTACGCAGCAACTTACTATCCGTGGGTAAAAATAGTTGACGGAAACACTAACAGACCAACATGGGTTCCACCATCAGTAGTATTACCAGGAGTAATCGCATTTACTGATAAAGTAGCTCACGAATGGTTCGCACCCGCAGGTTTGAATCGTGGTGGATTGACAACGGTATTAGAAGCTAAGACAAGATTGACTCACGCAGAACGTGATGACTTGTACGAAGAAAGAATCAATCCAATCGCTACATTCCCTGGACAAGGTGTAGTAGTGTTCGGACAAAAAACATTACAATCCAAACCATCCGCACTTGATAGAATCAATGTACGTAGATTGTTGATTGCATTGAAGAAGTTTATCGCATCATCTTCAAGGTTCTTAGTATTCGAACAGAATACAGTATCAACAAGAAACAGATTCTTGAATATTGTGAATCCATATCTTGAAAGTGTACAGGCTAATAGTGGTCTAAGTGCTTTCAGAGTGGTAATGGATGATACCAACAACACACCTGATGTTGTTGATAGAAATCGTTTGGTTGGTCAGATATTTATTCAGCCTACAAGAACCGCAGAGTTTATTGTATTAGACTTCGTTGTTCAACCAACGGGAGCATCTTTCCCTGAATAAGTTTGACTTATAATGGTTCATGAAAACCCTCACTTCGGTGGGGGTTTTTGTTTTAATATAAAACTTCTATAAAACTCATAAAAAAGAGGATATTGGAATTGAGTATTTTTTCTATAATGTGATATTTATTATTGTACAATTATGTTTATAGGAGACACTAAATGCCCGACATACTCGATACCAATGAAATATTTTTTACGCCGTTTGAGCCAAAACTCCGTAACAGATATGTCTTTTACATTGAGGGAATACCATCCTACTTAGTCAAAGCAGCTAATAGGCCACAAATTCAGTTTGAAGAAATAATCCTCGACCATATCAACGTAAAAAGATATATCAAAGGTAAAGCACAATGGCAACCTATCGACATCACACTTTACGATCCTGTAGTTCCAAGTGGAGCACAAGCAGTTATAGAGTGGATTAGACTTTCTCATGAGTCAGTAACAGGTCGTGATGGATATTCAGATTTTTATAAGAAAGATGTAACTTTCAATATGTTAGGACCTGTTGGTGACATAGTTGAAGAGTGGACACTAAAAGGGTGTTACATCGAAAATGCTAATTTTGGAACATTAGACTATAGTGTAAGTGAGGCAGCAGACATTACGTTGACGCTCAAGTATGATTACGCTATATTACAATTCTAATTCTAAGGAGTAAACTATGAGTGAATGGATAGTAGCTAATTGGGAATATGTTTTGGTAGTTCTTTACGCAGTAGAGAAAATTGTCAAACTAACACCAACTAAGTACGATGACATCATCTTTGATATGCTTTTGAAACCTATCAAGGAAAAGATAGCACCGACTAAAAAATAAATTCATAAGTGGTGTGTTACATCAGTAGCACACCACATCAAAAAAAAATCAAATAACAGAAATCTCATATATATTTATATTCATAACATGGAGTAAAAATGGCTAATTTCCCTACTGAAATGGTCAATTTACCATCAAAAGGTAAGTTGTACCCTAAAACTTCACCGTTGTCGAAAGGTGAAGTCGAGTTAAAATACATGACGGCTAAAGAAGAAGATATTTTGACATCTATAAATCTAATCAGAAAAGGTATCGTATTAGATAAATTATTAGAAGCACTTATTGTTGACAAATCAATCAAGTTGAGTGATATGTTGGTTGGTGATAAGAACTCTATTCTTATTGCAGCAAGAATACTTGGTTATGGTAAAGAATATACTTTACAAGTCATGTGTGAAGAGTGTGACGAACGTAGTCCAATAAAAGTTGATTGTACTAAATTTGACGACATCGAAATAGACGATAAAGTTACACAAAATAAATTTTCTATTGATTTACCTACGACAAAAGTAAAATTAGAATTCAAACTTCTAACAAGTGGTGAAGAATCGGATGTTATGAAAGAAGTTGAGGGTTTACAAAAGATTCAACCTGATATAAACTTCTTGAACTCTTATAGATATAAAAAGATGATTCTATCAGTAAATGGTGAAACTCAAAAATCTGCTATAAATGATTTTGTTGATAATCAGTTTCTAACAAGAGACACTGTGGTTTTCAAAAAATATCTGAATGAAATCACACCTGATGTTGATATGACGTATGAATGTAAATGTCCAAAGTGTGGGCATTCTCAGGAGGTAGATGTCCCATTAGGGACAGGGTTTTTTTGGCCTGACACAGAATGATAGATTAGCAGTACACGAAGAAATCTTCACCCTACTCAACTACGGTAATGGTGGATACATATTCAATGATGTTTACCATATGCCTACCTATCTAAGAAAGTTCTATTTACAAAGACTTAGTAAAGAATATAAGGACATCGCAAAAGAACGCGAGAAGCTAGCAAACAAAGTCAAAAAATAGACTTTTCTGATATTTATATTATATAATCCCAAACAAATCAATGGAGCAATCAATGCCTAAAAAAATGGTAAACGAAAGTATGAAAAATAAAATCATGACGGCACTTTTCAAAGTTTTAGCTAAAGGTGATGAGAGAAAAGCATTGAATACTGCTTTGGGTAAAGATCCTAAAATCAGTAAAAACATAAAAGCAATAGCAAAAATCCAAAAAGATTTAGAGAAACAAATATTCGCAATTCCAGGTGGTAAAGAGGAATACGAAAGATTATTGAAACTCTAAGTTCAAACAAGGTAACAAATGCCTAACAAGACAAGAGAACAACAAGAATTTAATAAAGTTTTAGGGCAAACCGAAACCATTCAAAAAAGAATCAACGACCTTATGGGTGATGATAGTAGTGGGTTCCTCCAAAAACTTCAGAAAATTAATGCTGCATCAATAGTTGCATTGAAAGATAAAGAAAAATCTGTTGGTGTTACAAAAGCAGAAGTAGCTCTTCAAGAGAAGTTGGGTGTAGAAACCGAAAAGTTAATAAAAAATTATCCTGAAATATTGAGAGGTAAGAAAAAAACAGTTGACTTAGAAAAATTTCACGAAGCAGCTTTGAAAAGTGGTAACAAAGAATTACTAAAACAAGTCAAAGGTTTGAAGCGTGCAAATATGGCAGCAAATCTTAAAGCCACTGCTTATGGAAAAGCTGAGAAGGCAGTAGATAATATAGTTGATAGAGTCAAAGATAGTACATATGGTTTCGTAGATTTGACTAACTTGGGTAAAAAATTCAAAGAATCTATGTTCAAATCAGCAGGTACTAAAGGTGGAATGAGGTCTTTACTAAAAAGTTCTAAATTTTTGAAGATAGGTTTAGCAGGTGCAGTATTAGCAGCAGCCGCATTTGGTAAAGAAGTAAATGAAACTCAAAAGGATTTAGGAACTTCGTTTCAGCAAACCGCAAAGATATTAGCTACCACCAAAGCAGTCACAGCTGCAAACAAACTCAATGGAATGACTCAAGAGGACACTCTTAGTATTGTAAAAGGTATAGCTTCAGAGTTTGGTAGTTTTAGTGATGCGACTACAGCAGCCACATTACAAGCGAGTAATCTTGTAGCAAATTTTGGAGTTGGTACTGAAGCAGTTGGTAAGTTAGCAAGAAATATACAATCAGTAAGTGGTGGCACATTAGAGAGTTCTTTAGATTCGGCTGAG